AAATAGATTGAATGAAACGAGTTTAAGTCGTGTTGTTCATCACATGGAAAATCACGATTGTGGAACTATAACTGCATTCCGTTCAAAGGAAGGGTGTGGTGGACCGGAAGATAAACCATATTCATTACAAGATAATAAGAAGAGAAACAGACAACTCCATGCTATTCTTGAAAGTTTAGGTTACGGTGTCACTAATGTTGATGGTGCTTATATTGAAAACTTCGGAACTGATAATGCTGTTGAGGTAAAGGAAGATGTTTATTTTGTTGTTGACCTTAAAGACGGTGGTAGTCTTGAGAAAGACCTTCGTAGATTAGGTGAACAATTCGACCAAGACTCAATCATGTTTATCCCAAAGGGAGGAATGGGTATGTTGATTGGAACAAATAATTGTTCTGATTTCCCTGGTTATGGTAAGACGGTTCCATTTTCAACACGTTCATTTGGTAAGCCAGGTGAATTTATGACGAAGGTAAAGAACAGACCATTTATGTTTGAAGATTCATTCTTGCAAAAGAACTGTAACGAGAATTACTACTCGGTCGCAAATATCATGGGTAAGTGGGCAATAAGTCATACAGCAAAAACAGATTGGAAAAAAATTCAACTGTAATAGTTTTATAGTTTAAATCTATATCCAATCTTTGTACCAACCACTTCTATGCCTTCGGTGTATTTCATCAATCGATGTATAGGTTCCCATATAGGTTCTTCACTTTGACGAAATGTTCCGAAGTGAATTGGTAAGATAACGGGTGATTTCATCATCTTTGTCATTTGAAGTGCTTCCTCCGGTGTACAATGATTATCCGAATAACCTTGATATGCCCCAATTGGCATGATTGATACATCTATATTTCCAAATTCCTGAAATGAATTTGTGTATGCTGTATCGCCGCCAAATGCAATCTTCAAACCATTTCGTTCTATTACATATCCGTTATAACTTCTACCGGTTCTTTTGTAACCATCCCGTCTACATTTCTCTCCGGGTATTCTCCAACCATTGTGAAGAACTTGTTTTCCTGTTATGGTTACATTGTTTATACAGATTGAGTCATTCCAATCTAACTCTGTTAGAGACTTCCATTCCAAGTCATTGATTATATCTGATGTATTCTTTGCAGTGATACAATGAATTTCATTTTGATTATTTTCTGTTAGATAATTTAGAGTTTCTAAATCCATGTGATCCATATGTGCGTGGGAAAGTAAAACAATGTCAATCTTTGGTAATTGTTCAATCGGAATTGCTGGTTTTGTATATCGGGATATACCTATTGTTTGTCCAAGAACATATAGACCAACTCTGCTGAACATAACTGGGTCGGTGAGTATAGTTGTGCCATCTACATTTAACAAAACCGTGGAATGACCTATCCAAGTCGCAGTAAAAAATGGTTTGGAATTATCAGTTGAATTGAGTATATTACCAAATAAATTGTTGGTAAATATAACGGAACCACACGTCATGATGGATAGTCCCAAGAAATTTCTTCTATTCAACGAAGGTCTCCCAAGTGTTCAACAATAATTATGAGTAGGGGTACTTGGTTTTGAATTATCATTTCTTTACATGGAGGTTATGTAATGTATTTAGAGTATTTTGATAAGTTTCGTAATATGAAACCATACTTCTCAATAGATGAGAAAGAATGGGAATACATAAAGAAAACATTTGACCAACAAGATGTTTTAGAATCAATCGGAACAGTCCTTATGGACTATCCACTTCCGTATGCAGACCTTACTATTGAAGATGCACAATATGATTTTATGAAGTTAAAGGGTATTCGATGGAATGAGCTTATAACCGAAGGGGAATGGAAGGCAAGGCACGAATACCCTTTTGATTTTTTATGGAAAGGTAAATCTCTTTACTTCTCAAGAAGCAATGTAGGAAACGATTCTTCAAATTTCTTCCAACAGAAAAATCGTTGGGAAGTTGATGCAACACAATCACCTGGACCTGCTAGGTCTTGGACATCTTTAAGATCAATGATGTCTATTGCAAAAGCATTTTATACTCTGAAATATCCACACCTCGATAAGAAAATAGTTCGTGGAGCAATGGGACTTCGTAAATATATCTGTTCGCAGTTTAAACCTAATGTTGCAAAAGCATTGTACGAAATGATGGGTGCGAAAGTTATATTGGATTTCTCTGCGGGTTGGGGAGACAGACTTGCTGGATTTTACGCTTCTAATGCAGATACATATATCGGTATAGATCCTCGTAAAGAGAACCACCATATTTACAGAAAGCAAATAGAATTCTATGATAAAAATTTAGGATGGTTTGACTCAAAGAAGAATGTATTCTTATATGAAAGTCCTGCCGAAGATTGGGACAATTCAGAATGGATTAATAAGGTGGACCTTGTATTTACATCACCACCGTATTTCAATACTGAAAGATACTCATACGATGATACGCAAAGTTGGGTTAGGTATAAGAATGTAGATTCTTGGAATAAAGATTTCTTACACAAAGCCCTTGATAATATATGGGCAACTCTTAAATCTGGCGGTTATGCTATAATAAACATAGCAGACATCTACGATAGATCACAACACTCTTATGTTAAAATATGTGAACCTATGGTGAACTATATGAAAGAAAAAAGTGACTGTGAGTTCGAAGGAGTAATAGGTATGGAACTTTCAGTAAGACCTGCTGACCCTGGTATTGATGAGAATGACCCTTCTAAATTCGCTGAACCATGTTGGATTTTTAGAAAGAAATAATGGAGAACTTAATGCAACAATTGTCAGTAGAACTAATTAAATCTAGATTTACTGCCTATGAATTTTTAGGTACGGAAGAATCTGCAAAAGAATTTTGTAGTAAATGGAATTTTTCTTATATTAAGGATTATATCTATCCGTATCAATATTGTGTAAAGTTGCCGTCGGGTTCTCTTTTGAGTAAAGGTAATTACCTCGTGGTTGATGGTAATCACTTTGAGATTTATAGTAAATACGATTTTGAATCTAAATTTAGAATCTTAAATAAATCATTAGACCGTTATGGTCAAGATAATTTATTTGCCTCTTAAATATTTAAACACTAAAATAATATAACTGTTATGGAACTTATACACGTAGAACTAAAAAAGACAAGGTACATGGCATACCTTTTCGACGGAAAGGAAGAATCCGCGAAAGAATTCTGCCGGAAATGGGGATGTGATTACGTTCAGGATTTCATGGAAAAAGAACTCGTGTCGATTGTATTTCCCAACGGAAAAAAATGTTACGCGGGAAACTATGTCGTTATCGATGGAAACACTTTCACCAATTACACACCAGTTGAATTTGAAAAGATATTCAACATAATCAATCATTACCGCCAGTCATAATATGTATCAAAACATTTTCGTTAAAACAAACACAAACGAAGCTTGGGTATGGGACGATAAAAAAGGTCTCACTCACTTTAACTACACACCTTACGCATTTAAGAAAGACCCGAACGGAAAGTATCAATCACTTCACGGTGATAAACTTTCAAAGATTACTTCGTTCGTAAAGAATGACCCAAATCTATTTGAGTCGGATGTTCCTGAGACAACTCGTATTCTTGTGGATATGTACGGCGATTCGGACATACCGTCGGAAGGTATTGTAACAATGGCATTTGACATTGAGGTAGAAATGATTACGGGTCTACCCGACCCACAATTAGGAAACAACGAAGTTACTTCGATAGCGTACCACGATTCCGCAACAAATGAATATACGATTCTTCTTCTTGATAAAAAGAAAAGAGTAGAATCAAAAACAATTGGTAATCGTCATATTGTATCTTGCAATAACGAGAAAGACCTTCTTCTTAAATTTATTGATGCAATTCACACGATTCAACCGCACATTATGACAGGTTGGAATTGTGATAACTTTGATATTCCATATCTTTATAATCGTATCAAAAGAGTATTGGGTAAGAAAGTGGCAAACCAACTTTCAATCATCGGGGAAATGTTTTACTCACCGTATCGTAATCGATATACTATTGCCGGAACGGCAGTCTTAGATTACATGGTTGTGTATAAAAAGTTTTCCTATGGTGAACTTCCTTCTTACGCACTTAACGCAATTTCAATGAAAGAGTTAGGACGTGGTAAGATTGAATACGAAGGAAACCTTGACATCCTAATGGAAAATGATATTGATACGTTTATTGAGTACAATATTACGGACGTTGAACTTATCCTTGAGTTAGATAAGAAGTTACAATACATTGACTTACTTCGTGGTATTTGTCATGTTGGTCACGTTCCTTATGAGGATTTTGTTTATTCATCGAAGTATTTGGAAGGAGCTCTTCTTACTTACTTGAAGAGGGCAGGGAATATTGTTGCTCCGAATAAACCGGCAGACCGACGAGAAAAGATGGATGAGTTACGTGAATCGGGTGAAGATGGTTTTATTGGGGCGTTTGTGAAAGACCCTATCCCTGGTAAGTATGAATGGATGTACGACTTGGACTTGACTTCTCTGTACCCTTCTATCATTATGACTTTGAATATCTCACCTGAAACAAAGGTGGCAAAGATTTTAGATTGGGATGCCGATAAGTTTCTTCGTGGTGAACAAGAAGAGTATATTGTAAATGGGGAAAAGGTAAGTAAAGATAAACTACAAAAGTTCTTTGACAAGTATCATTATACGGTGGCATCTAATGGTGTGATGTATAATACGGATATTGTTGGACTTATTCCCGCTATTCTGAATGAATGGTTCGATAAACGCGTTGAATACAAAGACGCGATGAAGAAGTGGGGTAAAGAAGGAAACGACGAGAAGTATGAGTTTTACAAGAAAAGACAGTTGGTTCAAAAGATTCTTCTTAACTCTCTGTACGGTGTGTTAGGTCTTCCTGCATTTCGTTTTTATGACATTGACAATGCAGAAGCAGTAACTCTTTCAGGTCAGACGGTTATTAAAAAGACAGAAGCTGCAATCAACATGAAATATAATAAAGAACTAAAGACTGATAATTTAGATTATGTTCAGTATGTTGATACTGATTCTGTGTTTGTTTCGTGTTTACCACTTGTGAAGAATCGTTTTCCTGACATTGATACCGATGATGTGCAACTTATGACCGATAAGATTTATGAGATTGCAACTGAAGTTCAGAATTATGTTAATGGTTTCTACGATGTATTCGCGAAGAAGATATTCAACACAGAGAAACACCGACTTGAAATCAAACAGGAAATGATTGGACGTACTGGCTTTTGGGTAAAGAAGAAAAGATACGCTCTTTGGATTATTTCAGACAATGGAGTTCCGATGGACAAGTTAGAAGTTAAAGGACTTGACGTTGTTCGTTCTTCATTCCCGAAGTCATTCCAAAAGTTTATGAAGGAAGTTCTTGTTGATATTCTAAAGTCGAAAGATAAAGATGACATTGACAATCATATATTGACATTCAAACGTCAGTTGGGTGAAGTTCTTTTTGCTGAGGTTGCAAAGAACTCTTCTATTAAAGACATTAAGAAATATGAAGAACCAATCAAGGACGGTGTTCTTGGAACCTTTGCTAAAGGTACACCCTCTCACGTTAAGGCTGCAATTAATTACAACAAGTTGTTGAAGATGTTCAAGTGTCCTGCCAAATATCCGCCAATCAAGAATGGTGATAAGGTAAAGGTTGCTTATCTAAAGAACAACAAGTATGGTTTAGAAGAATTGGCTTTTCGTGGTGATTCTGACCCCGATGAAATTATCCAATTTGTAAAAGACCACTTCGACGCTCAAGAGTTATTTAACTCTGAACTTGATGGTAAACTTCGTGCTTTCTATGATGCACTCAAATGGGAATTCCCATCGGAACATAAAAAGAACGCACAAAAGTTTTTTTCTTTCTAAAAGATTTCGTATATTATATCAAATAAATTTTACTCATTAGGAGAAGTTATGGAAAAAGCAAGACTTATTAATTTTATAAACAAGTATCACCTCGGCGGTTTAGTCCAGTCTGTTGCTTGGAATTCCAATGGTTCACTGGCTACACGTTTTATTTCTGATGATAAGTGTGTTGTTGGTGAAATCAAGTTGAATAAATTCAACTCTGATGCTTCAAAGTTTGGTGTGTATAACACAGACCTACTTGTGAAGTTACTTGGTGTTCTTGGTAACGATGTAAATTTTCAAATCAATTCAAGTGGAGATAAGGCATTTTCTCTAACATTAGATGACAAATCAACTACGGTTAATTATATGTTGGCTGACTTGGCAGTTATTCCACCAACTCCCGAATTGAAAGAATTGCCTCCTTTTGAATTGAAGATAAACATCACTAAGGAATTCATCGATAAGTTTATTAAAGCAAAGTCAGCACTTCCTGAAATTGAACACTTCACGGTAATGAAGAACCCAAAATTGGGAAGGTATCAAATTGTTATTGGATATTCAAACACAAACTCTAATCGAATTTCACTTGATATTGAATGTGAATCTGATTCCGATATTGAACCTATTTCATTCTCAGCAAAGTATTTCCGTGAGATTCTTGCTTCAAACAAGGATTTAAACGGAGGAACAATGTTGGTATCATCTGAGGGACTTTCTAAGGTTGAGTTTGATATTGATGATTTTGAGTCTCGATACTTCCTTGTTAAATTGGAGAACAACTAAGATGGAAGATTTTTATTGGAAGAAACGAGATTCCTATTGGAAGTCTGATTATTATGTAAGTCCTGAAGGACAGGTTGTTGGTGAACTAAATGACAGCCGTGAGAGTAATACATGGAGTGCAAAAGTTTGGAGTGAATCAGATAGACACTTCATATTACTTGGAGTCTACATTAGTGAAGAACTTGCTAAGTCTGCAATAGAAAAATATTGTGAGGATAACTGTTAATGAAAAAATACTTCTACGAGAAAAGTAATATTCGCGAATGGCCTACGAATATAACGTATGGAGAATTGATGACGTATAACTCCGACCAGGTTTATACTTGGTTGGAGGATTTGCGTACACGGGTAATTACAGACTGGGACGAGAATGGTCAACCACCTTTGGTTGGTAAAGATGAGGGGGAAATAATTCGTTCATTCTCTCGTCTACGTCAACTTGATGCAGGTTCTCTGTATCATACGTTAATTACACCAAATGACCCTAGTGTTGTTGGTGTGGTTGCTAACTTTACAAAGAATGCAACTGCCTGTAATCAATTCTTCCCAACGATGTTGAAAACAAAAATATCGTCTGGTCTTTCAAGTGATAACGCACTTTCCATATATGATCACTTTACGGATAAATTAAAAGATAAGTTTCATCATACAATGAAACGAACACTTTATAATGATTCCATGTATTCATATTCTAAATCAATTTTATCTACACAAGTAAAGAATCCGTACTTTCGCGAGGGAGAAACATTACATGATTTCTTTACTGCGTATAAAAACGGAGATGGAAGATTTGATGGTCAAGGTTTGCGTATATCAAAAATTTCCTGTACTCTAAAGGAATACAATCGAGAGTACACAAAGTATCTCACAATAAAAGCAAATGAGATAAAGGAATTCTTGAAAGAAGGTTTGATAGAATCGACGATGGTTACTTATCTCGGAGATGTTGAGGAATTAGTTGACAATTATTATGTCAAGAATGATTCTTCAGAACCGCGAGTAAATGTGTATCTTATAAAGGCATACGAGAAAAACAAGAGAATATTTCCAAGTGCGTTACAAACGTTTCGTCTTTCTCTTGGTCAACCTGCAGTAAACTTTCCCCCGATGACTGCAAAGTTCTTGTATGAACATTTCACTAAACATATTCCTGCTAGTGAAAAAATACACGTTTACGATCCAAGTTCAGGGTGGGGTGGTAGAATACTTGGGGCTATGTCTGTTTCTCGTCCCATACATTATGTAGGGACAGATCCTAACACAGATAACTTCATCCCTGAACTTGGTCTATCGCGATATGAATACATGGCTGATTTTTATCTTCGTTCTATTGGTGAAAAAGGAAATAACATATCCAATAAGTTTTTCCAAACGGAAGAGAATCACACATACGAAGTTTTTCAAGATGGCTCTGAATTGATTGGAAATAATCCAAAGTTTCAAAAGTATCGTGGTAAGATAGATTTTGTTTTTACTTCACCACCGTATTTTAACCGAGAACAATACTCTGAAGATGAAACACAATCATTTAAGGCATACTCACAATATTCTGATTGGAGAGATAACTTTCTTCGTCCAACATTAACAACGGCGGTGGAATATCTAAAACACAATAGATACCTCTGTTGGAATATTGCAAATATCCGTGTCTCTGCAAATAAAGTAATAAATTTAGAGGAAGATTCCATTCAGATTCTTAAAGAACTTGGTATGGAATATAAGGGTAAAATAGGTATGTTAATGGCAAAAATGATTGGTAACTCTGATATAGAAGCCCTTACAAATAAAGTTTGGTTTAAGGGTGAATGGTGGAAGGTGGAGCCTATATTTATTTTCTATAAACCATGACCGACGGAAATTCTTTAATAAAGTTTTTTGATGTAGACCCACTTGAAGTTCGTTTGAAAAAAGAAACGGATGAATTTTTTGCTGGCAATCGAGACTTGGATGATACAATTGAGTGTGTCTTTCAGTATTACCGTAAGCATGGTTATCCGTATATGAAAATTACTGAACAGGAAAAACATGAACACATGGTTAAACTACAAAAGTTCGATTATGATTCTATTTTCAAAGATGGTAATATAATACAAACAATGCACGGACTTCGTTTGGCATGGTCTTACTTTCCGCATGGCATGGAAGTAAAGTGCGGTAATTCCAAAATGTCTCCTATGGATAATTTCTTGAATGACAAAACATTCAAGATGACAATACGCAAATGTTTGAAGTGGTTAAACAAACATAAGAGTATTGCAACTTGGCAAGAAAATCGTTTGCGCCAATCTCTAAAAATCTATTCAGGTGTTCAAGGTGTTTCTAATTTCAGACCAACTGCCGCCGGTGTTATCTATAAAAATTATGGCGGTGATGGTGTTATGTGGGATATGTCTTGTGGTTGGGGTGGTAGATTGGTTGGTGCCCTTGCATCACCATACATCAAAACTTATATTGGAACAGAACCATCTACGAAAACATTTGAAGGTCTTTGTAAACTACGTGATGATTTTTCTTATCTTAAAAAAGATATTCAACTTCATTGTATGGGTTCGGAGGATTTCCTACCACCCAAAGAAAGTTTAGACCTGTGTTTTACATCACCGCCGTATTTTGATACCGAGAAATATGCAGACGAGGAAACACAATCCTATAATAAGTTTCCAACGAAAAATGAATGGGGTTCAGGTTTCCTTCGTAAAACGTTTTCTAATTGTTATCATGGTCTTAAACCTGGTGGATATATGTTAATAAACATTGCCAATACTCCAAAGTACAAAGACTTAGAAGAAATGACAATTAAATATGCAACAGAAGTTGGCTTTGTTCATACTGAAACTTTGCAGTTAATTCTTTCTGCTGTTATGGGTGCCGGTCACAAATATGAACCAGTTTTTGTTTTTTCCAAACCATGAAATATTTATGAGTATAGTTCGTGTCCCCCTCTCCCGTCCTTTGCGGCGGTGAAGCGGCCGAACATTCTTCCAAAGGGGATTCGGCCGAAATCCCCTTTTTTATTTGTATATGTCCAAAAAATTTCGTATATTGTATCTCATTCAAAACAATAAGGTTTCAAAATGTTCAATCCCCAACACACTCTTTATGTGGAAAAGTATCGTCCACAATCACTTGACACGTATATTGGAAACGAAACAATCAAGGAAACGTTCAAGAGATACCTACAATCAGGTGATGTTCCTCACCTTCTTCTTTATGGTGATGCCGGTAGTGGTAAGACAACACTTGCAAAGATTGTAGCCAACACAGTTTCAAAAGACAATTACATTTACATAAATGCTTCCGATGAGAACTCCATTGATACCGTCCGAGACAAAATCAAGCAGTTCGCATCATCTATTGGTTTCGGTGGTTTGAAGATTATCATTCTCGACGAGTCTGATTATCTCACTCCAAATGCACAAGCGGCTCTCCGTAATATCATGGAGACGTTTAGCAAAACAACACGGTTCATCCTAACGTGTAATTATGTGGACAAGATTATTGACCCGATTCAATCTCGGTGTCAAATCTTCAACATCGTTCCTCCATCCAAGAAAGATGTTGCTGTTCACACGATGGGAATTCTTGAATCGGAAGGTGTGGAGTTCTCAAAGGAAGATTTAGCACAAATCATCAACATGACTTATCCTGATATTCGTCGTGTCCTGAATACAGTTCAACGTTGTATTCTTGATGGTAAGATGCAACTTGATAAAACAACACTTGTTCAAAATAACTTTTACTCAACGATTGTTGATATTCTAAAGTCTGGTAAGAACAAGAAAGAAAAGTACACAGAGATTCGTCAGATTCTTGCTGACAACTCAATCCGTGATTACAACCCATTGTTCCGTTATCTGTATGATAATGTAGAACAATTCGCGAACGGGTTTGTATCGTCAGCCATTCTTATTATCGCGGAATCACAATACAAAGATGCAATGGTAGTAGACCATGAAATTAATGCGATGGCAATGTTTATTCAACTAATTATGGAAATCGATCAAAGGAAGTAATATGAACAATACACTTGATATTGGTGGTGGACAACCACAACGCGTGAATGTAAATTTAAATGAAGCACAAGATTTAACTTGTCCGAAATGTGGCAGTCATTTCTTCAACACAGTATTTATGTTTAAAAAACTATCAGCACTTGTTTCACCGAATGGTAGAGAATCTTTGATTCCTATTGAAACCTTCGCGTGTATTGAGTGCGGTACAATTCCTAAAGAACTTTTACCAAAGGCACAAAATAATGGCTCGGAACTTATTTGATCATATTAAGGGTGTTACCAAAGAAAAAAAGAAATGGGAAACACTTTCAGCTGAAGACCAAAAGACGTGGAACAATTTTATTGTTTCACGTTGGTTTTCTATGGAGATAGATTTAGTCGAGGCAGTAAATGATTTCCAAAAATACTCCAATGGAATTCTAACTTCAAAGGATTATTACAATCTTTTATTCGATGCCTTACCGAAGACATCATTCTTTTTGAAATACACAAAGAAGAAAGGTAAAATTGAGATTGACCAAGAATTCGTTGATATATTTTGTAAACATTTTCAACTTGGAAAGAAAATCATTTATGAGTATATTGTTGACCTATCGAAGATAAATCCAAATGAACTTGTTTCTGTTTTGGAATCTTATGGAACGAAGAAAGAAGATATTGAAAAATTCAAGAAACAAATAAAGACAATAAAATGAGGACTAACAAAATGGCGATAAAAGAAATTGACTTGGGTAGAAAGAAAAACGAAACACCCGATGTATCGGATGTAGTTCGTCTTATGGAAGAACGTCATCCTGAAATGATGGAAGAATTTCGGAAGATACAAAGAGAACAATATGAATTATTTGCACAAAAACAAATGGCATACGGCAAAGGAAATATTATGCTAGGTGGAGACATTGGTGTAGAAGAAGATAGAGTTGCGGCTATTCGTGGTATAACGATTCGACTAAACGATAAAATGCAACGTCTCTTGAATCTAGTTTTGAAGGGTGTTGCTAATCCATTGAAGAACGAGAGTGTGTCTGATACATTTATGGATATGTCAGTTTATGGTATTATCTCCCTAATAGTTGAACGTGGGGAGTGGAAGTAATTATCACACTTTTATTATCACACTTTTATTTTTTCATCTATATTTATAATAAATGGGGCGTTCAAAGAAATATTACACCGAAGAAGAGTTAGCCAATGCTAATCGTGAAAAGTGTAAACGATATTATGAAAAGAATAAAGAACGTCTAAATAGAAAAAGAATGGAAAAATATTGGGAGAATAAATGTGATGAAAGAAATAAAAGTGAGTCCTGATAAATACTATGTCTACATTATATGTGAATATTCGTCTATGTCTCCCATCTACGTCGGTAAAGGAAAGAACAATAGAGTAAAGTGGCATTTATATGCTTCAAAATTTGGCTATCATTACAATAAAAAACTTGAAAGAAAGTTGAAAAAGATAACGAACAATTTTACAGATATGAACAAAATATCAATACATATTGATTCAGAACACGAAAATGAATATGCTGCACTTGATAGAGAATCAAAACTCATAACGGAAATTGGTTTATCAAAATTATGTAATCTTACTCTTGGTGGCGAAAGTCCATCTCTATCTGAAAAAAGTATAAAGAAAATTGTAGAATCTAGGAAGTCAAACGGTAAACCTTGGCATAGTGAAGAGACGCGAAAGAGAATTGGAGAAGCCGGCAAGGGCAGAAAACATAACGAAGAAACTAAACGTAGATTCAAAGAAAATCACAAGAAACCTATGCTTGAAAAAAATCATACAGATGATGCTAGACAGTTGATGTCAAAAAATCATGTAGATTTCAATGGAGAAAAAAACCCATTCTATGGTAAATCTCATAGTAAAGAAGTTCGAGATATGTTCAGATTCAAATATGGGTATGAATGGGTTATACACCACAACGGAAATCAAATATTAGTTGTTGGAAAAAGTGGTGTAAAAGAATATGTAGAGAACTATAACAAAGAAAATAATGTTTCAATAAGCTATAAGACATTGATTATGTATAAGAAAATAAAAAAACACAACATACAACTTGTTCAAAACGGTAAGTGGGGTAAATAATGCCAGCTGCCAAAATTTCCTTTTCACAATATCAAATGTGGAAGGGATGTCACCACCGTTGGAAGTTGAATTACATTGACAAAGTAGATGTTGGTTCACCATCTCTTGCACTTGTATTTGGTACTGCAATGCACGAAGTCCTTCAGATGTATATTGAATTAATGTACCGCTCAACAATTCAAGAAGCAAATGAACTTCCTCTTGAGATATTACTGCAAGAAAAAATGCAGGAGGAATACAAAAAATATCTTGAAGAAAATGATGGCGAACACTTCTCAGATAAGGATGAGATGCAAGAGTATCTTATGGATGGTATTGAAATTATCCGTTGGTTCAAGGCAAAACGTGATGAGTTTTTTACGAAAACTGATTGGGAACTTCTTGGTATAGAGTTGCCCATAAACATTGTTCCTGTTGAAACACACCCGACGGTTCGTCTTGTTGGATTTCTTGACCTCGTTATGAAAAATAAAAAGACGGGTAAGATTCACATCTACGATTTTAAAACCTCAACAAGTGGTTGGAACAAGTACACAAAGGCAGATAAAATAAAAGTATCACAACTCGTTTTATACAAGACCTTTTACGCAAAACAATTTGATATTCACCCCGATGATATTGTTGTTGAATATCTTATTCTGAAAAGAAAGATTAATGAAGACGCTGAATATGCTGCAATGAGAAAACGTGTTCAACGATTTGAACCTTCACATGGTAAAGTTTCACAGAGCCAAATTCTTAAAGAGATTCAAAACTTTGTTGTTACTAATTTTGATGAAGAAGGAAATAAGAGAACAGATGTTTTTTACGCACCGATTGCTGGCGAGAATGGAAAGAATTGCCGTTGGTGTGAATTCAAAGATAGAGATGATTTATGTCCAAAAATAAACAGGATTAAAGAATGAAATACGCATATACGTTTGATGATTTGCAAATAATCCCAAAGTATTCAGAGATAGAAAGTCGCGGCCAATGTGAGTTAAGAACTAAATTCACAAAGAGATATGTAATTGGTACACCGCTTGTTTCTTCACCTATGGACACCGTAACCGATTCCAAGATGGCATTATCAATTGCCTCTTATGGTGGAGTAGGTATCATTCATCGATTTATGAAAATAGATGAACAAGTAAAACACGTATCAAAAGTAAAGGAACAAGAGAAACTTGTTTCAGCCGCGATTGGTGCAACAGGTGATTATCAAGAACGTGCAACTTCTCTCGCAAGTGCAGGTGCAATAGTTCTTCTAATTGATGTTGCACATGGCAACACAAAACAAGTAAAAGATGCAATCAAATGGTGTAAAGAAAATCTACCCGAATATGTAGATATAATTGCAGGTAATGTTGCAACTTATGAAGGTGCAAGAAATCTGGCAGAGTGGGGTGCTGATGCAATTCGTGTTGGTATCGGGAATGGTTCTCTTTGTGAAACGAGAATTAGAACAGGTGTTGGTATTCCACAGGTTACTGCACTTATCGAATCTATTCGTGCAGTAGAAGAATCAGGAATCGATGTTCCTATTATTGCAGACGGTGGAATTAGAATGACGGGTGATGTTGCTAAGGCATTGTCACTTGGTGCAGATTCTGTTATGATTGGTTCACTTCTTGCAGGTACTCGTGAATCTCCCGGTGAGATACAACGAATGGGAATGTGGCCGAATGAACAACTCTTCAAAAAGTATCGTGGTTCTGCATCTGCTGAAGTAAAACAAGTTCACGGCTTGGAAGAAAAGAACGTGGAAGGTAATTCAAAGTTAATTCCTTACAAGGGCAAGGTCGAGAGAATTATAAATGATATTCGTGATGGTGTTCGTTCTTCCATGTCTTATGTAAATGCAAAGAACATAACGGAGTTTCATGTAAATTCCGAACACGTTTTGATTACACAAAATGGTTTGATTGAAGCAAAACCACACTTGTTATTGTAATCATTTTTTCTTATATTGATATTTATTCAAAAGAAGTTTCGTATTTAAAGGTTATGTATGGCAAAGAAAAAGATTCTATTATTATCGGATGATCTCCGACTGACATCAGGTATCGCTACAGTATCAAGAGATATGGTTATCGGTACTGTTCAACACTTCGATTGGTTCCAAGTCGGAGCCGCTATCAACCATCCTGAAAAGGGAAAGTTATTAGACCTATCAGATGACGCTAAGAAATTAACAGGCGTACAAGACGCATCCGTTCGAATCCTATGCAATGATGGATATGGTGATCCATTACTTCTCCGTCAAATTATTCTTAATGAGAAGCCAGATGCTATTCTTCATTTCACAGACCCAAGATTTTGGGGATGGTTGTATAATATGGAACACGAGATTCGTACAAAGATTCCACTTATCTATTTGAACATTTGGGATGACATTCCAGATCCAATGTGGAATAAAGAAGCATACTCAAGTTGTGATTTGTTGATGGCTATCTCTAAACAAACGTATGGTATTAACAAACGTGTGTTGACACGATGCGGAGAACCAACACCTCAACATAGAATAACTTATGTTCCTCACGGGATAGATACAGAAACTTTTCAACCTCTGACATCTTCACATAAAGATTGGGAAAGATTCAGTAAAGAAAATTCTATAATAAGAAATAACAATTCAAATAAGTTTGTAGTTGGTTGGAATAACAGAAACATTCATCGTAAACATCCAGGTGATGTTATTCTGTCTTACAAACATCTCTGTGAACTCGTTGATAAAAATGGTGGTGATGCTAAGAATGATTGTCTATTACTAATGCACACTCAACCTGTGGATCCAAATGGAACAGATTTAACTGCGGTAGCAAGTGAGTTGTGTCCAGAATATCCTATAATGTTTAGTGATAAAGTATTACCGTCCGATCAAATGAATCTTTTATACAACAGTATGGATGTTGTAATCAATATGGCTTCAAATGAAGGGTTCGGTTTAGCTACGGCGGAAGCAATGGCTGCTGGTGTACCTATAATTGTAAATGTCACAGGTGGTATGCAAGACCATTGCGGATTTATTAATCCGAAAACAGGAAAGTTCTTTACCGCTGATGATTACGTTGAAGTGAAAACACTTCATAGAAAAGATGAGTGGGGACACTTACAACATGGTGAATGGGTAAAGCCCGTTTGGCCATCAAACATTTCTCTACAAGGTTCTGTTCCAACTCCGTATATTTTCGATGACCGTGCAGACTTCCGTGATTTTGGTAATGCTTTATATGAGTGGTACACGATGTCAAAAGAAGAACGTAAAGCCGCTGGTCTAAAGGGTCGTGATTATATTATGAATCCCGAAGTCGGTATGAGTAAAGTTAATATGTGTGAACGTATTTCCAAGAGTATCAATGATACATTCGAAAACTTCACACCAAGAAATAGATATGAGTTACATTTAGCATAAGGAATAATATGAGTTATAAACCAGAATTAGTTTTTTGTGGACCAGTAACAACTCGTTCAGGATATGGGGAACACGCCCGTGATTTATTGACATCACTTATCAGTCTCGATAAGTTTAATATCAAAGTCATTTCTATTAATTGGGGAGAAACCCCCATGAATGCTTTGGATGAAAATAATCCAGAACACAAAATGATTTTAGATAAAATTATTCCAGGACTTCAATCTCAACCAGATGTTTGGGTTCAATGTACAATTCCAAACGAGTTTCAACCTGTTGGTAAATACAACATTGGAATTACCGCTGGTATAGAAACAGATACTTGTTCGGGAGAATTCATAGAAGGTTGTAACAGAATGAACCTTGTCATAGTTCCTTCGAAGCACGCAAAAGATGTTTTCCTTAATGCAAAATATGAAAAGAGAGACCGTCAAAGTGGTCAACCGATTGGAAATGTTGAAATAACTGTACCGATTGAAATCCTACATGAAGGTGTAAGACTTGACATCTTTGATAAAGATTTACCGAAGTCTGATGGTTTAACAAAAACATTGGATAGTATAAAGGAAGAGTTTTGTTATTTGTTTGTAGGTCATTGGTTGAAGGGTGACTTTGGTCAAGATAGAAAAGATGTTTCCGGTCTCATCTATACATTCTTAGAAACGTTCGGTGATATGGAAAATCCTCCTGCATTATTATTGAAAGCTTCGAGTGGCGGTTTCTCTATCACAGATAAATCAAGAACACTTGAAAAAATCAATATGATTAAAAAGATGTCAACAAAGAAAAATCTTCCTAACGTTTATCTTCTTCACGGGGATTTAACAGACCAAGAGATGAACACACTTTACAATCACGAGAAGGTAAAGTCACTTGTATCATTTACGAAGGGAGAAGGATATGGAAGACCTATTGCTGAATTCATTACAACTGGTAAGCCAGTCTTCGTATCAGGGTGGAGTGGCCACGTCGATTTTGTAAACCCAGCATTCCACACATACTTGAATGGAGAATTAAGACAAGTACATCCATCAGCCGTATGGGAAGGTATTATAAATAAAGAATCATCTTGGTTTGCTGTAAACTATCAATCTGCTGCAGAAACTTTGATGAAAGGTTACAAGAAATATAAATCGTATCTATCTGATTCTAAAAAGTCAGTTCAAGAAATAAAAACAAGATTCTCATACGATAGTATGATTAAGAAATTTGATACTATACTTACGAACTATCTTCCTACATTTGCAGAGAAAGTTCAATTGAAGTTACCGACTTTAAAAAAATTGCCAACTTTAAATAAAGTAGAAACAGAATGATTTCTTATACAATAACCGCTTGTAATGAAGATAGAGAGTTGGATAAATTACTGAATGTGATTCGTGTAAATTTAAAAGATATAGACGAAGTAGTTGTCCAACTCGATCAAGATAAAGCAACTGATGAAGTTAGAAAGGTGTGTTCGATATATCAAGAAAGAATACCACTATTGAAGGTTATCGAGTTTCCACTTAACAATGATTTTGCATCATTTAAGAACAACTTAAAGAGTCATTGTACAAAAGAATGGATATTCAACATCGATGCCGATGAGATACCGTCGGGATTTCTACTTGAAAATATCCACACGATTCTCGAATCGAATTCTGATTTAGACCTTTTAATTGTTCCGAGATGGAATATTGTTGAAGGTATAACAGAAAGTCATATCAACTCTTGGCGTTGGAGATATGACGAGTGGGGAAGAATAAATTGGCCGGATTGGCAAATGAGAATCTATCGAAACAAAGAATCTATATCTTGGAAGAATAAAGTACATGAACAAATCAAAGGATATGAAAAGTATTCTTTCCTTCCAGAAGATAAGGATTATTGTCTTTTTCACAACAAGACAATACAAAAACAAGAACAACAAAATAAATTCTATGATGAGATGATATGATATTCATTACAACTTTTACAAAAGAAATTTATAATTTCTGTGGAGAAAAATTATTACAGTCATTCATAGAAACAGGTAATTCAGAATTACATCACCTATTTGTATTCTTTGAAAACGAAGATGATTTGTACACGGAGAATTATCCTGATTGGTTGGTTAGATGGGCGAATGAAGAATCAATGACTTTCATAAACTTAATGAATTATGACGTGTCAGGAATCAAAATAATAGATTTAGTTGATAAACATTTATCTCATAAAATCAATCATGTAAATGAATATTCTAGCCCACGAAGTGTTAAATGGTTTAGACCAGTAGCGGCAATACATTATGCTAGTTATCTCATAGATGAAGCATTTTGTTCTATTGACGCCGATTGTATTTTTACATCTAAAGTAACTAACGAATACTTTAAAGATTTAATGATGGACTATAATGTTACTTTTCTTGGTAGAGAAAATTTTAATGTCATGCGTCATGGAACATACGATCAAAACGGGAATTACATACATACGAACACAGTACCGGCAACTAATTCCGATAGGCACACAGAAACGGGATTCATTGGATTTAATTTATCTATGCCTGGTACAAGAAAATTCATTGAAAGAAATTTCAATTATTGGGTAGGTGAAGATATTCTTAATTTAGAATTCAAAACCGATTGCCATACTTTTGATGCAACGAGAAAAGAACTCGATTTAAAGTACAACAATCTGTGTGAACCTATGGGAGAAGTTTCACCAGTTGGTTCTCGTGTTATCGAGGCATCTGTTCTCGGTGAATTCTTAACCCATCACAAAGGAACTATTGGACCTAATCTTTATAGAAAAGGTAAAATCTAATGATACCAATATCAATACCAAAGTTAAATAAGAAAGAAACAAAACTTGCAATAGATGCGATAAAGAGTGGTTACATTGCACACGGTAAGTATATTGAAGAATTTGAAAAGAAGTTTTCAAAATTCTGTAATAGAAAATACGGAGTGACTTGTAGTAATGGAACCGTCGCATTATATCTTGCAATAAAAGCTTTAAATTTACCTGAAGGTAGCGAAGTTATATTACCATCAATGACAATTCTTTCTTGTCTCACAGCTGTAACAGAAAACAATTTGATTCCTGTTTTCTGTGACATAGACGCAAAGACTTTAAATGTGGACTTCGAATCAATACGAGAAAAGATAAATAATAAAACTTCAGCCATAATAGTTGTAAACACATACGGCTTAACAGTTAATGTTGATTATATTACTCAACTTAAAAACGATTATCCTTCTATCAAAATAATAGAGGATGCCTCTGAATCACACGGGGCAAAATATGATAATAAGATAGCGGGTTCGATTGGAGATATTAGTACCTTCTCGTTTTATGCAAATAAAATAATCACCACAGGTGAAGGTGGTATGGTATTAACCGATGATGAAGAAGTTTACAACAGACTATTGAAATTAAGAAATTTAAATTTTGTTGATAGGAAAAAGTATATTCATTCTGACGTTGGTTTTAATTTTAGAATGACTAATATACAATGTGCTTTAGGAATTGGACAACTTGAAAATATTGATAAAACAATAAAACACAGACGAAGAATAGCTAAAAAATATAACAAGTTTTTCAAAAACAATTCGTATATTGAACTTCCATTTGAAGACGAAAAGTATTATAACGTGTATTGGTATTATACTATTCGTATCAATAAAAATTATAACAAAGTATTAGAGTCATTAGAATCTAAAGAAATAGATTATAGACATTTCTTTTATCCTCTGCATAAACAATCGTTTGTAAATTCAAACGAGACTTTACAAAACTCAGAGGATGCATTTTCAACTGGTCTGATACTACCAACATTTACTGACTTAACTTCAAAAGAAATTAAATTTATATCGGAGACAATATTAGATGCAATCGGAAGTTAAATTAAATTTAGCCTGCGGACAAATGTATATCGATGGATATATCAACATCGATAATAAATCAATGTATCATGGTGACATGAGAGTGGATGTTGTACAAGATATTTTTACTTTACAATGGGAAAACAATTCTGTTGATGAAATACTTTTATCACATTTTGCAATGTATATTTCTTATCAAGAAATGTCTGTACTACTTAAACGTTGGTATAATTGGTTGCGTAAAGGTGGTCGATTAATTATGGAAACAGGAAATGTTAAATCGATTGCAAAAACAATATTAGAATCTGAAGATCCAAATGTGATAAATGGACCAAATGGTGTTATGCAACTTTTTGGTTGGGAGACAACTGCCGGTCATAAATGGGCTTGGTGTCCAGAAACTTTAGGTCAATCTATGATTAATGCAGGATTTGAGGATATTCAATACGGTGAAGGAGTCTATCACCGAAATCCAGAGAGAGATTTTATAATAGTAGGTACTAAATAAATTGGAGTTAAATATGAGAGAAATTCGTAATACAAATGTTTGTGTTATAGGTGGAGCTGGATTTATTGGTTCTCACCTTGTTGATTATCTTATCAACGAAAGAAATTGTAATGTAATTGTTCTTGATAACTTAATCACGGGACAAACAAAAAATATAAATAAAGCTGCTAAGTTTATATGGCATGACATCCGTGATAATGAAAATGAATTGGCTCGTATATTTAAAACACATAATATCGAATATGTTTTCAATTATGCGGCCGAACCTTACATCCCTGAATGTTTTGAGAGGCCAATGCACTTTTTCGATATAAATGCAACATCGGTACTTCGAGTGCTAAACGCTTGTCAGATAGCTAATATAAAAGGATTACTACAAGTTTCTTCAGCAGAAATATATGGAGATATGACTGGTAAAATAAGTGAGTCTGATCCAGTTGTTCCACATTCTACATACGGAGTTTCTAAACTTGCTGCCGATGGTCTTGTTCAAGTTAGATGGAGAGAGGCAGGAGTTCCAGCCATAGCACTACGCCAGTTTAATTGTGTAGGTGAACGTGAAACACATGAATATGTTATTCCTGAAATCATTTCACAACTATCAAAATCAAACGTACTAAATCTCGGTAACAATTCTTTTAGAGATTTCCTTTATGCGGGAGACGCGGTTGTTATGGCAGTTGAACTTTTAGAGAAGGGACAATTTGGTGAAGTTTATAATATGGGAAGTGAGACTGGAATAAAGATTTATGACTTGGCAGAATTAATTGGCAAGTTGATGGGACACCAAAGTATAGAAATAAATGTTGACCAAGCAAGAGTTAGACCCTGGGAAATTTGGCACCTTCAATCAGATAATACAAAGTTGTACTCTGTAATAGATTCTAAGCCAGATACAACATTAGAAATTGCTCTTCAAAAGACAATACAATACTTTTACGATAATGGTAAAACTTGGAATTGGGTTAAGTAGTGAATGGATTTAATTTCATACATCCAAGTGCTATTGTTTCTCCATCTGTAATACTTGGGGAAAACAATTACATAGGACCATTTTGTCACATAACGGGTAATACTATTATTGGTAATAACAATAGATTTGAATCTCATTGTTCTGTTGGTACTCCACCTGAGCACACAGGTATGTTTTTTTACGAAGATGGAAAAACTATAATCGGAAACAATAATGTGTTTAGAGAATATACATCCGTACATTCAGGTGCTACTCGAGCAACTTCTATTGGTAACAATAACCACTTCTTACGAGGAAGTCATATCAGTCACGATACTATAATAGAGGATTTTGTACACCTGGCTTGTAATGTTTTAATAGGTGGATATTCATATCTAATGGAAGGTGCAAAATTTGGTCTTGGAGCTGTCTGTCATCAACGAAGTAAAATCGGTGGGTATGTTATGATAGGTATGTCTTCTGTTATAACAAAAACAAGTGAAATACTTCCAGGAAATGTTTACGTTGGCTCACCTGTTAAGTTTTTGAAAAGAAATGATTATGGGTTGAAGAATAGTGGAATAACAGATGAATTTCTGAATGAAATAATTAAAAGATATAATTCGATAGAAACATTATGAGAATATCTTATATTCAAAATAAAACAGAATTACAAAGTACAGAGACAAGAATATCTTACAACTTGATACAGAACATTCTTGGTAGAGGTCACGAAATTGTTTTAAACGATTGTGATGATTCTTGTGACGTTATTCTTTCTATGAATGGATTGTCTCAGTCTCCCTTGTTCAATAAAATATCTTCAGCATATCCGAATATAAAAACGGTAATGTATGTGTGGGATTGTTATCCCTGGACAGAATATTTCAAAGGATATACCGAATTAAATTCTTATACGGAAATATGGACACCATCCAATGAAGTTATTTTAAGATTAAAAGAAGCATACGGTGTGGATGAATCAAAATGTAGAGTTATAAAAGCTTACACTACTTTCTTTGATTCAGAACCTAATAAAATAAGAAACGATAAATTTGTATATCATTTTGCTAGACCGTATAATGATCCTAATTTTGGAATAACAAATAAAGCCTGTCAACATTTAAACATACCGTTGGTTCGTGGAAATCATTCTTTCACGGAAGAAAAATATAGAGATACTATATTGTCTTGTTCCTTTTTAGTTACGGAATATATGGAAGCATCAACGGGTGGATTAACTTTATTGGAAGGATATTATCATGGTAAAAATGTATTAGTGTCTGATTCTATTTACATGGGAGCTAAAGATTACTTCGGTGATAGAGCGTATTATTTTAAAGATGGAGACATCAATGATTTTGCAAGAATGATTCATTATCTCTGGAATTTAGAATACACTCCAGATTTAGAAGAACGTAGAGAATGGTGCAAACAATATACAATAGATGCAATGGTTGATAGAATTTTAAACAGACTTGGGGAGTTAGTATGAGTGACGTTATTTATTACATAAATGATCTTGGATTTAATAGAACTTTCCCAAAGTTCGATATAAAAAGATTGCCGTTTGCACACATGGAATATTATCCATGGCATCCTGTTAGTTGGGATAAAATAAACCAAGAGATTTCAGGTGAAGGCAATATCATAATAATACAAACTCCCGTTGGCCAAGAAGAATTGAAATTAAAAATTGCAATAGAACTTGCAGAAAAAAATATAGTTTTTGTTGGACAAGAGTCTTCCGTGTTCGATTGGTTTGAGTGGTCTGCTACTGAACAAGAATTGTACACTAACTTGTTATCAAAGTCTAAAGCATTTTTACACCATAGTGATTTTGACAAAAGGGTTATGTCTATCTTCATAGATAAATTTGTTAAGTGGAATGGGTGTATAGATGTATCTGTTGAATCCTACAAATCATTCGAAGATTCTGG